TGCTTCTGCTTTTTCATCTAATGTTGTAAGATCGTCAAAGAATGCTTCTACTCTAGCTGCCCTGTTTTGATCGACACCTAAATCTAATAATGTTGCACCTAATGAAAAGAAACCTTTTGGTATTGCAAGAAGACCAGAACCTACACCGGCTAATACAGATTCAATTGTACCTACTTTATTATTATCTTCCGCAGCTATATTTAATTCTCTTAACGTAGCCATAAGTTACTCCTAACCTATTATACTATCTAAATCTATAGGGAATGCGTTTCCTTCTTCATCAATTCTAATTGCTTTTTTATTTACGATATAGATCCCTGCATCTAATGACGCACCTTTAGTTATTTCTTGTAAGTAATCTATCTCATCTTTATTTTCGTTATTTTTTTCCCACTTCTGATATTTATCATCTTTTACTATGTCTTTGATATCAGTGCCTTTAGCTCCAACTAATCTGCCTACAGTATCACTTGTTAATGTTTTTCCTTCGGCAACTATACTAGCTATATTATCAGCGACAGAAGTCATACCAGATAATTTTTTAGCTAATGGATCGTCTGGATTATTTCTAATATACTCTACTTGTTCTGCAAATGCTGATGGTTTAGTTAAATTAATATCTTTTTGAATCTCACCTTTGAGAACTGCAGAATCAATTGCTTTCTTAAGATCAGCAGATTTATCTAAATTTTTACCGATAGCCTGTATAAGTCTATTTTGTAAAGCACCTGATTTAATAGAACCTTTAAGATCTGCACCCTCTTCAGATACAATTCTGCTGGCATCTATTAATGAATCATAGACAGCATCTTTATTCATTTTATCTATACCCATTAATTTGTAATATTTTTGTTTTGTTTCGTTAATTCTATCTTCGTTTATCTGTTGTTTTTCTGTGTCTGATTTTACATTTTTAACATCACCAGTAACCTCTGGAGTTGGAACAGTTTTATCTTTATTTGGATCACCACGTTTTATACCTGTGCCTTCTTCTTTTACTTCAAGAGGCTGTTCGTCTGGACCCAATGCTTTAAATCCCATGTACCCAAGGCTACCTACTGTTAATGGAGACTTAGCAAGACCTGTTCCTACTTTTTTAACAGCACTACCTATTGTACCAGATCCAGAAGCTACTGCTCTTATTGCTCCAGCTTCAGGTGATTGTAAAAAATATTTACCTAATCCAGTCGGATTAAATTTTAAAGACTGTCCTGTTATATTACTTGCTATCGTTTTAGCTCCACCTGCTCCTGTGGTTGTAATAGGTTTACCAAAGACATTTCTCATAGCAAATGTACCTAATGGTCTTAATGCCATTCTTGCTCCTTGACCCAATAAAAACATCAAAGGTAATGCATACCCTTGACGACCACTTGCATCTGTAGGTGCTAATGGACTACCAACAGTGTTAATAGCTTGTGGTTCTTTCATGCCTTGCATGATACCCTCTTTGATAGGGCCACCGTATCTAAACATTGGTCTATTTAATGGTCTCATATCTTACCTAAATTTTCCGAACAGTCCGCCAATACCTAGAGCTGTACTTAAAGCTGTAGAGAATGGACTAGGAGAACCAGCTGGTAATGGTGCTGCTTGACCAAATCCTGATAATCCACTTAATCCTGCTCCAAATTGTTGAAGTCTTTGTAAAGGTTCAAAAGCTGCAGTTCTAGCTGCGTCTGTATCAGCTCCTAATTGTGCTTGTGTAATACCTTGTCTAAATGCACCTAGTTGACCTAAATTAGCTACATCTGCAGCTCTACCTGCTTGTTGAAAATTAGATAATGCAAATTGGTTTTGTGCCAATCCTGCTTGTTGATTTGCTAATGCAGCTCTTTGTGCTGCTAATGCTTGTTGTTGTCCAAATGCTTGACCTCTTCTTGCTGCTGCATCTGCAAAACCTTGTTGTCTTAATTGTGCTTCAAGTCCTGCTCTACCCAATGCAGTGTCGGCCATAAACTGTCCTTCTAATGCACCTTGTCTACCACCACCAAACGCACCAAACTGTGATGCAGCGTCTGCTATTTGTTGTAGACCACCTTCTCGTGATCTATCAAACTGTCTTAATGATTCGTCAATGACTGCTTGTTGATACGGTGATTGAAAAGATGCAATTGATCCAGCCCCGGTCCCTGCTCCCGTGCCCATGAATTGTCCGAGTCCTGAAATATCTTGCCCAACCTGTCCAAGGGTCTGTCCACCCTGTGTTATGGCTTGTTGAGCTGATGTTAAAAATGGTTGAAAACCACCAATACCTTGTGTTGCAAGATTGATAGCTTGTGTCTGTAATGGGTCCTCACCAGCAACAAACTGACGACCTGTAAATTTACTTGTATCTATAGGTGCAGAAGTTGCAGCCGTTAACTGCTTGGCGTAATCCTTGGCGGTTTCTTCTAAATAATCTGGTAATGCCATTATGCTAATCTACCCTCCAACATTTGTGCTTGATCGAACATTGCTTGTGCAGGATTTTCTTTTCCCTGAGATTCTTCAGAAATCATACCACCCGCCTCTAAATTGTCCATCATATTTTGCATAACTTCAGCGCCTTTGTCTATGTCGCCTCCGCCTGCATTTCTTACAGCGTCTGCTGTAAATACAAATTCGTTCTTGCTAAGTCTAGCTGGCACATCGTCCGCTCTTTCCTCAGCTCCTATTGGCACAAAACCACCTTCTCTGTAATCTTTTTCTAAACCACCCATATCCATAATACCACCTTCTGCTTTTCCTACTCTACCACCATCAGCATATAATTTTTTAGCTGCTGCTTCATAAGCCTCTGATTCAGACATACCTCTTTCCATAAAATAATCAGCAAGATCTATTAATTTTTGTGCTTTCTCTGTATCAGTCATTACATCACCGCCATTATCATAACCTTCTCTTGGTATGTCAGCTAATCCACCACCAGCAGCAAAAAATCTATCTTGCACAGCTGATTTAGGAGGCATAAAATATAATGCAGAGTTTGTTGGGTCTTGATAATATTGTCTAGCTTGATCTCTAATATCAGCTACCATTGGTTGTACACCTGAAAAAGGCACACCTTCATCAATCTCTTCTTCATCACCACCCATTAAGAATGGTGCAGCTAATGCAGAACCAATACCAAGTCCACCTAATATTCTAGGTATACTAACAGCTCCTGATTCTAATCCACCTACTTTAAATAAATTTCCAATAGTGCTTAGTTTACCACCTGTTCCAAACAAACTTGATAAACCACCACCTAAACCACTAAGACCACCGGCTTGTGTTAATAAAGACTGCTTACCAAATAACATTGGAGCATAGTTTGCTGCCACCGCAGACAAAGCTATTTTACCAACAGGTGATTTAACAACTTTTTTTACAACTTTTTTAGCCTTTTTTACAATATCACCTAGAAAAAATCCTTGTCTTGGCTCTTCGAGTGTCATGATTCCACCCATATTACGAAGTTGTCTTTCCATATCCATTCTTGAAATTGCCATAGTTTGTCCTTTTTATCGCCTTTTTTTCTTATAATCAATCATATATGTCAACCAGGTCTACTATACCGCCATCCATAAATTGTTGGCTATTATAATAATCAGCCATTTCATTTGGACCAATCATATTTTGACTAGCTCCCATAACATTATCTGTATTAATGGTTGGATCAACATCAAATCTACCAGATGGTATTGAAAAATTTTCTGCTGCAATTAATGCTTTGCTAAGTTCATTAGTATCAATAGCATTTGGATCATTTTTAGTAAAACTAGTATCTTGTAATTTTTCTCCAAAAGGTTTATCTTCATCATCCTCATCTGTTGGAAACCTGTCTGTATATAAACCTAACTCATTAAATTTAGCCATTGGATTACGCATGTCATAAGTAGGTTCATTAAATCTTTTTCCAAGACCAAGAGCTTGTCCAAGCCCCCTCATAAGGTTTCCAAAAATACCACCACCTGAAAGAAAACCTAAAAGACCGCCTCTACGATTAGCATCGAATGCAGCCTTATTAAATGCTCTAGCTCTTTCTAACTCAAGTCGGGATACTACATTTCTACTATCAAAAAAACCTGGGTTAACTCTTTGACCTGCACCCGCTGCAATTGCTGCAGACCTATAATCTTTTGCTTGTTCTGGCATAACTCCAGGTGCTAAACCTGTTACTCCCATCTGTGCTTGAACATCTCTTGCATCTCTTGAGTTTTTACTACCCGTTTCAGCAGCACTTGTAGCTGTACCAGACATACCTACATCTTTACCACCTTCAATTGATCCATATCCATTTAAACTCATAATACCAGATGGTCCTTTGTTGACACCACCTTTTAATGATTTATGTAAATCTTTTTTAACTAATAAATTTTTTTCTGCTTTTGTAATATATGCTAATTCTGTTTCAGGATGATCTGGACTAGACTTCCATTTAACAGGAGCTGTAACTTGTTTTTGTTTACCTAAGTAATTTTTTACACCACCCTGTATTTCATAGTTCATTTTTTTATCTATTGTCATTATTTTGTTTCTCCAAATAGATCAAGACTAGGCATGATTACCCTAACGTCTTTTCTAATATCTTCTTGAGGAACGCCTTTAGCTTTCCATTCCTCATCATTCTTGTATACCTCACCTGTCTTTAAATTGCTAATAGTTTCTATGATTTTCTCTGGTTTTATTACTTTCATTATGTTGTCACCTCTCTTGGCTGTATTTCTAATATAGAGGCTATGACGTGCAGCTCGTTTGCGTCACCAGCCTGTACTTTAAGCACTTCGCTCTCTTCCATTACGAGTGGATTTGTTAAAAGTTCTGTTGTGGCATTACCTGATATAGTTTTAGTTTTAAATAAACTAAATATAGCTCCACTAGAATTTACTAAGGTTACTGTTATTGTAGTCCCTGATCCAGCGTCCTCGGACACTAATAGTGATTTAACAACAGTTGTTGTTGCTGATGGCACTGTATACAATGTAGTAAGGTCCGTTGTAGTTAAATCTACTTTTTTATTTTTAAAACTATTAGCCATTAATTCAAAAAGAAGTTTTGAGCTTCCACCTCATCTTTTAATTCTTGTTGATATGTAGTATTTAATTTTTGTATAACAGCATCTAAATCTCTTACCTGTGAGTCTGCTATTTGTTTAGAATATTCATCACTAGGTCTTGTTAATATTTGTACTATCTTTGCCATTATCTTCTGCCATCTGGTTGTATATCTAATCTAAACGTACCTAACTTCCAACTTTGAGAAGCAGCCGTATTTGCTACTTTTAAAGCTATTTGTCTTGCTCTTGCACGTGTGTCTACTTTTTGTGTGGATGATGTTACCGTAAAAGGTCCAAGTGAAGAGCTAGTTTTAGCATCGTTTGGAAAATCTCTTAATTGTAATGTAACTTGTGTATTACCTGTTTGAGATATAAAGTCAGGTATAAATCTTCTTATCTTCATTATAAACTCACCATCTCCTCTAGTATCTGGAACACCAGTTTGAGACCCTCTCATCATTCTTTGAGTAATATCAAAATCTCCTGATACTATATTTGATGTTATTGCTGTTACAGATCCCTCTGCAATTTGATCTGTTCCTTTTTCATGTTCATAATAAGTAGTGCACCCATCTGTGTTTCCAATAACATCATAAGAATTATTACTTCCTGCATCATACTCTGTTGCATGTGGTAAACCAAATACTGATGAATCTTGCCATGTTCCCCGCGCCAGTGTTCCTGTTGTCCATACAGGTCTTTTGGCTCTAGAATCTTGATAGTTATATGTTACACATCTATTAACAACAGTAGAGCCTTCTGTGCAATAGAACCAAGTTATTTCCCCAAACAAATTATTTAAACCAGCATTTATTAATTGTCGTGCAGTGGTGTTTAAATCATCATAAACAAAATCTTCTACTAAACACATCATAGTTTCAAGACTACCAGCATATTTAAAGAAACCATTTTCTGACATCCAATAGGCAGCACCATCTACTTCTAACGCAGCATTCTGTCCTATTAATCCACAGTTGGTACCAACTTGTGCAAAACCAAAAGTAAACGGAGCACCAACAAAACGCATGGTAAATAATGATGTGTCTGACCATATGTATATTGCATCTCTACCTCTAACAGCTCCTACAATTTTAGAACCATCAGAAAGCCTTTGTGTGCCAGCTGTATTAGTTGCTGTTGGTGTATATGTATTTATATCCTCTTGATCAGAGAATCTTATAAACATTTCATCTTGAGTGGATGGTGTTCCAATAGTTGTTTCTGTACCAAAGAAAACTAAGTGACGATCGGGTGTGGATACTAACATATCTCTAGATGCAGTTGGTGCACCAGATATAATTGTTGCTCTATTATTAGTTGCATTTGTTGCATCTGAGTCCCATTCAAATACTTGTGCATTATGTATTAGTGCAATTACTTTACTTCCAAAACCATCAATGCTCCACATACCTGGATCTATTACTAAGTCACCAGATGCAGCTTGTCCCCATGCAACATAATCAGAAGAGTTTGTAACTGTGTCACCACCATTGTGGGCAGCAGCCGTTGTATTTCTTACACCCCTTGTTACACCAGATAAAACACCTGATGTTATACCTGTATAAGATATTTCTTCTGTTCCTATTTGAATAAAATTTGTGCCTGTGGTTGGAAACTGTGATGCATCTGTTAAAGTAATTCCAGTAGTAGCTGTATCTGTAATACCACTAGTTAAAGTTGTTGTTGCTTCTCCGGATACCGTACCACTCCATTGACCAAGTCCCCATCCTAATCCAGGTAGTTGTTCTGCTGGTCCAACAGGATAGTAATGTTGTACTCTAATACCGCCCGATGTTGTTGCACCAGACCCTGCTTCGTTTGAAGACATTGTAATTGTAAGAGTGGTTGATGATGGTACACTTGTTACCATAAATTTATTATCATCAAAATCAGACGCGCTGTAATTAGAATTAGTTATGGTAGAAAAATTGTCTAAAAGAATAATATCTTTTTCTCCAATACCATGAGCGCCACTAAAAGTTATTGTAACAGTTGGTGATCCATTAGTTGTGGTAAATGCACTTGTAAGAGTTGTTGTAGTTTTGATTGGATGTATGTCATAAAACACACCCCCTGAATATGCATATAAAATTCTGTTTGTTCCTATAATAGAAAATTTAGTTCCAGCTTTGTTTACTAAATGAAATAGTGCCCTTGCAGCACCTGTTATTTTATTCTCTCCTAATTGAGACCAGCCACCTATCTTTTCTGGTGTGCCATAACGAAACCTTACATTGTCTCCATCAACCCACTGTCCTTCAGCTGTGGTTTCTGTGATTTGTTTGTTGAAACCTGGTAAAAACCCTATCTTTTGTAACATATGACTCCATTATAATACTATTTTGCAAATGATGGTAGACCCAACATAGGTCGTCCATCAAATTTGTTTTTCTCAGCAAATGGGCCATTCACATGATTATAATGTAAGAATACTTGGCCGCAAATGTTCCCGTCAAAAGGCTCTCGCCAATGTTCGAGTTCACAACCACTATATACTAGCATATCTCCTACTTCAAGCAAGACTTTAGTGCCTTTGGGTGCATTGGGCTTATGTATGTTTTTATACTCGTCTATGACGTTGCTAGACCCCGTACCGTCAATAAATATAGGCCATGGGTCTCCACCCAGGTTTAATGTAGTAGATATCTCACAAGAAGGCCTATCTTTGTGTCTTTTTAATTCATCACCTTTTTTATATATTCTAGAGTATGAATATGTAGGAACTAATTGTAGTCCTGTTTCTTTAGCCATCACAGGTAACATTTTAACTAATAGTGTTTCCATAACAGGATCTGCATAGTGAGAGTATGTATTAGGTATTTGTTGATCTGTCCATGTTCCAAACATGCCTGTATCAGCTATAATATTGTTGTCATACATAAATTTAACTGCATCACGTTTAAGTAAAAAATAATTAAATACGAAGTTCGCTAACTCGTATGATACTGCACCTTTAATTACTTGATATTTATTGAAAGCCATGTTGTATAAAATTAAAACTTACTGATATTCTTATATCATTTGATTGATTAGGTGCAACATTGTGCCAAAG